CACCCCATCCGGTCGAACCGACCAAACAGATGGGCCTCCACTCTGGATGACGCGATAGGCCGTTGCAAAGTCGTTGTAATCTTCAGACTGTAAAAAGCCCTGACCAAGCGATACCCGCTTAATAGTTTCTACAGTGCTTGGCAGAGTGACGGTATAAGACGATGCACTCAGGGTTGATGTTCCCGTGCTCCACATCCAATTCCAATCTGCTCGAGATGACTGGATCTTTAACCAAGCATCATTAATCCAATTGACTATTCTAGCCATATCGCCGGTTTGACCAGTAACAGTCGCTGGGCCGTCGTCAGCAATACCTGTTTCTTGCACTAATCTCTGACATAGACCCAAAAAATTCATGGCTTTCCTTCTATTTCGTTAGGCTAAATGGATAGCTGTGTTTAGTTGTTGTTTTCCCGTTTACGTCAGTAATCACCTGCTTCGCATCGCCTAAAACATTTGCGACCTCGGGTGGCACTAGGACGTTTTCACCTCTTCGTATCCAGTAGTTCTTGCCGTTTACGCCGACGAAGACAGGATGCTGGTCTGACTCATCTTCATTAATGAACACCTTCACCCAGCCTGCTTTACGGTCTGCGTCCTCTTCACCTGCAACATCTTGCGGTTCTGCTGGCTCAATGTTGACGGCTTTGCGAATGCGATCTCTAAGCGTGTCAGCGCTGGGGTTGCCTTTGATGACAATGCCCAGAATCCTGGCCTGCTCTTTGAGTTCGTCGAGGTTAAGGTTGTATAGATTGACTTCAGACATACTGATCTCCTGCGGCCCGTAGGCGGCTAAAAATAAAAAGGGGGCCGAAGCCCCCTGTAGGTTTTACTTATTACTGCTTAGAGTGCTGTAGCTGCACACTCAAGTCGGCACAACCAGGATTGGTTAGCAATAAAAGACTTGTGGTAAGTCTTCCATCCAACCGTTCCTTTTTGACCCAGTGGGTCAGCAGAGTCGATTTGGCCGGGGTTTCTGATGTAAGGAGTCATAGCGTCGCTGCCCTTGAGGCTAACTGAGCCATAAGAATCCTTCGCACAGTAGACGACTGGATATACGTCAGCCGATGTGCCACCCGTTGAAATCATGCTGCCTTTTGCGCCACCAGCATTTGCAATCGAAGACAACACGGGGGTCAGGATGTAACGCACATCTTCTACCTTACCAATTTCGTAAGGAAGAGCTTCCATCGATCCGTATTGCTCCGTGGGCGTAAACCCAGTCAGTCCGCGAATGTCTGACTCAAGGTCAGTGTGAGCGAAACCAATAAACGCTGGTGCTACTGCTACGGTGCCAAACTTCACAGAAGAAGAAAGCATTTGCGTAATCTTCTTGCCGCGATTGCTTTTGAGCTGTCGAGTAATAGCTCTCTGCTTGTTTAACGTGATAACAGTGTTTACTGCGTTACGAGCTGTGCCGTTGGCGTAAAACACGTTAGTGCCGCCTTGGAGTACACCCCACATCAGCGTCTCGATTGTTTCCATTGCCTGCTCACCACACATCATGGCAGCGTCTTTCAGCACTGGATCTTCAGCGAGATCGTTTACAACGTCAGTTATTTCAACAACTGCGCCGAGCTGGGCCAGAGTCACCGATACGTCTTCGTAACCCAATGCCAAAGAGGTTGGCGCAGAGCCTTCCGTCAATGGTGTTGTGGCTACAGCCAACGGTACGGGGCGACGAAACTTAACCTGGTTCGCCTTGTTTTTAGGAATGGGCTTCAGCATTCCAAACTTAGATAAACACGCAATAGGTTCTGCGTGAGCCAGCATTTCTTTAGCCGCAAACGCAGTAGTACGCTGCGACAGGCTCGAGTAAGTAGTAGTTGCCATTAAAAATTCTCCTCATAGGGGTTGATAGGCAAATTAAAAAAATCAATTCGACCGATCACCTCGCTTTCTGAGGGAGTCCAACGACAACGCGGCTTTCGCGGCGTATGTTGTGCTACGTCTTTTAGCTGTGGTGTGGTTCGGGTATTCAGTCCCTGTGCCGGTTATTTCCGGCGGGCGTCTTCCTCAGCAAAATAATCAAATGCGGCCTCGTAATCGTCATCGGACGGCATTGCTTGTTGAGATCGACCGCCCCTGGACGGGACGTTCTGTGCTTGACGAAGCTGCTTCTCACGACGCTGCTTCAGTTCCGAGTTATCCGGCTGAATTGCCGGAGCGTTCTCGTTCTTCCAGACACGCAGCAAATATGCCGCATCTCCCGCTTGCTCACTGTCCATCATTTCTCGAACATTGTGCGGCTGTGTCGAAATCCAATGATTGAATTCCGGCGAGGCGGCAATCTGTTCCCAGTCAGGATGCTCAGAAGCAAGCATTTGATATTGTTGCGCCACATACGTTTGATGTAGCTGGCCTTGTATCGGCTCAATCTGTTGCTTTAATGCAGCAATTTCTTGAGCGTGGCTTTGATTTAAGGACTCCACCAGGGCAGTTGTGCCCTCGGCAATATCTGGATAATCCTCTTTCAGCGTATTCCATCGCTTGTCAGTCATGCCGGGATTGGCAGACTGGACTGATTTTAACTTCGCAATTTCTTCATCACGCTGTTTAAGCTGTTTCTGATAGGCGTTTTGCCTGCCTAGATCAGAGTTGTATTTATGCCTTTCGCGCTGAAGCTCTTGCCGAAGCGCATCAAGCTCGGAAACCGCATCTTCTTCTGGCGATTCCTCGTCTTGCTCTATCTCCCCTTCGGCTTGGACTTCTTCTTCTTCTTCTTCTTCCCGTAGTTGTACATCGCTATCTCCCGGCATTGGTTGTTCAGCGGTTTCAGTAGACGGAGGGCCATCTACCAGCTCATCGAAAGCCTCTTCAAAAGACACTTCTGCATTTTCTTCAGACATAAAAATCCCTAGCGGCTCGACCGAGCGGCCACAAAAAAGGGGCCGAAGCCCCTTGGTGAATGATGGTTAGTTGATGTCTGGCGGGCTTTCCGTTAAGCCTTCCAGTTTCTCGAGTAAAGCCAACGCACCGCGCTGACGATCTGAGTAGCGATCAGCAATCAAAAAATCTATGCAGTCCTTGCGTTCTTCATCGATAAATTTCTTGATGGCTTTCCAGGTTGCTGAATGTGGGTCGATCATCCGAAGGTATCAAACCCATTTGATATGTTGCGTGACCGCAGCTGAGCGTCTGTTAAGCGCACATTAGTCGTGGCCGCAGCCTTGTCTCGATCCGTTCTGATCTTCTCTGAGTCAATAGCTATCTTAGTTTGTAGCTGGTCACTGCTCATTTGGTACTTGTTCTTTAGCTGGGCTAGCTGGATGCGCTCTTCAAGCTCTAGCTTTCTGCTCTCGAGCATCAGCTTGGCCTCTTCGATTTGGCCTCTCATCATCATTTCAGCTTGATCCTGTTCTATGCCGGCTTTGGCTTTCTGAGCCTCTAGCTGCAACTTCTGAGACTTCAACTGCAACTCTACTTGCGCGAGTTCTGCCTTCATCTGGTCAGAGCCGCCGCCGGACTGCATCTGCATTTGCTGCATTTGCATCATCTGCTCCTGCATTGCCTGCTGCTCTTCTTCCATCTCCGCGATCTCTTGGTCATCCAAGGTGATCTGGTCATATGGCAGTTCAAGCGACTTGGCGATCTCCCTATCCAGCTCAGCCCAATCTCTGCGCTTGGCAAATTCGGGTACTGACATAGATAGGTTGGAGTAAATCATCAGGTTTTCTTGTTGCTTCTCGCGAACCAGCAATGCGCCGGATCCTCTGGCCTCAATACTGAAGTCGCCTTTCACATCAGGGCGCTCGCTAAACTGCATATTCCAATCGTAGAAGCGAGTAATCAGTGGCCGGGTAATGTCATCGTCCCAATTCTTAACCGCCTTACGCAGTACGATATTGGAGCTGTTCATCAGCATCGCCATACCAGAGCTAGTCTTGGTGGTGTGCTGGCCCATCTCACCTTGCGCGATCAGTGGCAAATTGGTTTCTTCGTCAGCAAGCTGCCTTGCCATGCTGAATATGTTTGCCAATTCCACTTGATGGCTGGGCGTTGCAAACGAAGCAAACGCTTCTTGCACTGATCTCGTCTTGTCTTTGAGATACCAAATCTTTTTGGGCGTCATGTTCCAAGACCCGTCAGCCGGGTACAGAAGCTCTTTGTTGACGACTAACTGGTCGGCTACGGATAGCCCCGCGTTGTCCATCATCATTCGCCAGGAGGCGTTTATGACCTTCTGAGCGCTACGCATGAGGCATGGCACACCAAAGCCAAAGATAGATGACTCGTCTTTCTCCCAGTTAAATACTGAGAATGGTCGCTCATCCGAATCCATCGGATTTAACGCAACCTTAATCACGCGATTGCCCGAAAAGAAAACGGTGGCCTCTACCTCATCGTCCAGCTCATCGATCTCTTCGTCTTCGTAGCTCTCGTCGTCAGACATCCGCATGGCGTCAATAAGCTCTGACTTGGAGATAGGCCCGTGGTATTCAAATACCTCGTATTTATTCCCCTCGCCTACCGTATTAATCCCAGTAATGTTACGGATGTCGTCAGTAAAGTCTTTGGCGATGTGGCTGCTCTGTGCGCCTTCCTTCACGATCTCACGCAACTGGCTGACCAATACACCTGGCAACCGTGCCATATCGCGCAACTGCTTTTTCGAGAGTCTTCGGCGCTCAAAAACAAACTCTGCCTCACTGATCGTTTTGGCAGACATATCTGGGTAAAAATCCCAAGGATCTATGCGCTCTACCGTTGGCTCCAGCGCTTCCACAATCTGCATCACTGACATGCCGTCAGGCATAATGTCCCAGCGCTTTTTAGTACGGCCAATAATCACGGGGCCTTTCAGTATCGCAGTCCCTAATTGACACGCATCGTGAATAATATCTCGCGCCTTAATGTGATATCGCGACTCAAGTAGCTGGTCATCGATCACATCTTGCATCGCCATTGCCGCATCATTGGCCCTGCTGTTGATCTGCCGAGCCATCTCCACCGTGTTCGCGTCTTTTTCGTTTTCCGGCTGCTGTTGGCTTATAAAGTCCAGCTCTGGAACCGGAGTGGCGTAGATGCCAAAGTTTCTGTCATCAGTCGGGAACAGCATGTCCTGTAGGCGCGCTTCTGCGGCGTTTGTTTTGTTCCGTGTGATATTGACAAAGATTTCCGAGCCTTTTGCTCTAGCGAGCCTTGTGACCTCCTCAGAGGCGTATTCGCCGTGGTACTGACGAATGTCATCCAGCCAGCGCTGCTCAATCTGGCTGCGCTTGGCTACCTGCTCTGACACTAGGCGATTTAGACGCGAAGCAAAAATATGCAGGCGCTCAGCTACCTCAAGCTCATGCTCTTCCGCTTTACGCGGGTCGATGGCTTCGCCGACGTACCCTTCCATCTCTTCTTCGTGCATTAAAACCCCTCAGTATCCGGCAACCTTGTCCACTACCGAAGGCCGCTCTACTATTTCAAATTCTTGACGCGACAACGGTTCTGCAAAAGTCAGCGCCAAGGCATCAGCGCAGTCGGTTGATCGATACCCGCGCTTCTTAATATCGTCTTTGCTTTCGAGCTTGCGCCGAGAGTTTGAGTCGTATTTGTAAGTCGGAGCGCATAGATCGGTATGCAAATCATCCCGGTCTGGGATCATTACTGGCGCATCACCGTCTAGCCAATCTCGCATCAACCACCACATTTCTGCCCGGCGATTAATGTAAAGCTGTGGGTCTAAAGCCGAACTGCCAAAATTAATTGAGGCAACAACGTCTTCGTGCCCAAGCTCCAGCAGCCGATCTACCACTCCAGCACCCAAGCCACCAACATCAATGGCAACCTGATCTGGCTTTTCATTCTTAATCATCGTGTGAACAATGCCCGCAACTTCCATCGTGGACTTGTTCTCAAATGTCTCTAGGTAGTAAGCCGATCGGCCTTTGCGCCTGACAATCGCCGTGCGGTCATCACCGAACCTGGCCGGGTCAACGCCGATAATCAGCGGCCCTACTGCCAACTCCTTGTGCTTCCTGGCCTGTACTACTAACTCTGGCTTAATCAGACTGCTGCCGCCTGTTACCTGAAAGGCTTCTTGGGCGGTCATCGGGTACTCTTGCCGGAAGGCAAAAACACCATCAATGCCATCGGCAGACAGCTCTGCAACCTTGGATCGCCTAAACGCTAGCTGCTCCAGATCGAGGCCATACAACGCTATCAGCGCGTCCTCTTCTTCTGTTGTCGAGAAGTTTTCAGCAGGCTTGCGGTATTCGTCCTGCCAATGCCACGGCACAAATATGGCTTGGAACGGGCTAAGCCCAGCTTCCGCTTGCTGCCACTGCTGATAGAAGTAGTTACCCACTCCATTTGCCGTGGACTCTAAAATAATTTCTGTGTCTCGCTCGTCTGGCACGGCCTGCAATATGCCCTTTGCGTGTTCTGACGCATTAGGCCAATACGCTACCTCGGAGCCGTGGAAGTACTGAATCGTTGTTCCACGACCAACACTCTTGTTCCCGGCTGTCCCTACCTTGTAACCGGAGTCCAGCTTGTCAAAGCTAAGCTCCTTCTGGTTGCTAGCGCCGGTAGACGGCTTCATAAACTCTGGCGCGCCCTGGTGATATCTCTCCACCATTTCAAACAGCGCAGAAGTTGAGTCAGCCTCATGGGTCAATATGAAAGCTCTCACGCCATTTCTGTGCGTTGTCTTCCAGTAATACCGACCCTCGACGTATGTTGATACGCCCTGCTGACGCCCCTTTAGGATGATCGCTCTCACCTGCCCGGTTTGGCGCTTCTGCTCCTCGATACAATCGTTAATGTAACGCTGGGCTTTGTTCAGCAGTAGGTTTTTGATCTCGCCTGACTTCGACCGGACTGTTAGGACGTTGCGAGCATAAAACTCGAAATCATCTTTTAGCTTCAGCCGGGTTAGCTCAAGTTGGCTAGCCATTCCTCTTGTGATATCTCCTTCACTGACGCCTTAATTTCAGTAGACGCCAACCTAGCGTGTACATAAGGCGCGGCTGCTTTCGCGGCGTCGATACGATGTCGTATATCTTCCCCGCCGTTTTGGTAGATCGAGGCGAGGTATTCAAGTGGGGATAGCCCACCGTTTGCGGTTACGCGCTCGATCTGTGCTTTTGAGGATTTACTAAAGCTGCCCTTCGGACGGCCCCTACCCCTTTTGGGAGGGTCTGACACGTCATATTCGCCATCATCATCGTAGCGATCATCATCATCGTAATCGTTAGACATATCCCAAATCCGCACCTAAACCTTGGGGCATATTGGGTCGTCTTGGCATCGCTGGTTGCTGGGGCGTAGCGCGCTTCAACAAGCCTTTTACTGGGGTCGCGGGAACGCCCATTGTTTGCTGTGCCTTCTGAGTCAGCGCTGCCGGTAACATCTGCTGGCCTGCCATTGCGGCACCCTGGGAAGCGCCCATCGGGGCACCCGGTGCTGTCATCGAGTACGGCATCGCACCCCCGTAAGTGGTGTTGTAATTAGTCACGAAGCCCTCCTTCAATGAGCCTATCTAGTTTGTCACTGATTGCCTTTAGATCCTCGCGCATTTCCTGCCGCATGGTCTCTCGATCGGCCCTTTCTTGCTGTAAACGCTGATGGTGCTCAACCGTCAAAGTGGCGACATCGCGCTCCACTACGTTGATTGCAACTGCATTCAGAGCAACCCCCTCAGAGACTGCTGTAAATGCAATCACCCCAGAAAACACTAATCCTGCGGTCATCACGATATCGCCCCAGCTAATCGAAGGGTCTACAGAAAACTTCACTTGTTTTTGCCCCCATTAGCAAAACGCTCCATTGCTGGGCCTACCACTTTGTCTAGGTGCGGCGCTGCAAAGTAAAAACTCAATATCAACATCACTGCTCCTGTCATGCTTTCTGCGTGTTCTTGGGTGATCTCGCTGGCTTCCTTCATCCTGGCGGCAATCTCCGGCTCGCTAAAAACAGCCGCGATAATCATCAACCAGCAAAACACATACTGAAGCAGCCAGATAAAAGTAATTGAGCAAGCTATAAGCCTGCGCGCTAATGATTGACCGCTGGTGGAGCGCATCCACTCAATGACCATAACCCGCGCCTTCTGGCGCTCTATAGCGGCGTCCCCGGCCTTTTCCTCATCGGTGTATACCAGGGCGTCAAGGCTGTTGGATATGCCCTCTACAGCCGCTCCTATGGCCTTCTCAGAGCCAAAGATCCTGCCTAGCAATGTACCTACTGCCATTATTTATCGTCCTGCACGGGGTCATAGCAAGCCAAGTACCGCGCACCGCATTCATTGCAGGCATACACGGTTTTTACGAACTCTTGGCTGGTTTCTGTTTCGGCGTCCGCAATGGACTCTAAGCTGCCGGAACAGTACCAGCACCCAAGCT